AGGCGAACCGCTGGACCTCGAAACTCGACTCCTCGACCGGACTCCTCGGATCCGCGCTGTTCTTTGCGGCGGATATGTTCGGCGTCGCGGGAGTCGCTACCACCCTCTACGAGGGCGCGTTAGCCTTGGCGACGAGGGGGACCGCCCTCCTCACCGGGTCGAGTATCACCCTCTCCGGGGCTTTGGGAACCGTCTCCGGGGCGGCTACGACCGCGTGGGCGGCTATCGCCGGACCCGCGGGGTTAGCGGCGGGGCTGTTCTTAGCCGTAGTCGGGGTCGGACTCCTCGGATCTGAACTCCTCGGACTCACGGACGTAACCCCGGTCGTCCAGTCCGAAACCGATACTATGACCTCGACGTTCGCGGATCTCGCGTTTCTCGTCGGGGGTCCTCTCGTCGGGTATATGTCCGCGGCGTTCTCCGCGCTTACCGGGGACTGGACCGCGGCTAAAAACAAGTTCGTGAATACGTCCGTCGAGTGGGCGAAAGCGGCTACCCGGTTCACGTCGAAAGCCATACTCGGATTTCAGGCGTTCGGGATAGCCGTAAAGACCGGGATAGGGGCGGCGGTCGAGGCGGCGGACTACGTATGGAGGGCGGGATGGAACGGGATCCTCACGTTCTCACAGGGGATAGTGAACGACATAGCGAACTCCATAATCGGAGGGATAGAGGGGGCGATTAACTCCGCCAGCGGCGGGCTGAACTCCCTTATCCAGAAGGTGAATAAGATCCCGAAAGTCTCCATAGATCCGGTCGGGCGCGTCTCCCTCGGAGGTCGGAACCCGCTGGACGTGGGCGCGGGGACCGTCCAGAACGAGAGTATGTCCTCCCGTATGGCCCGGGTCCGGAACCGTGGGAACCGACAGTTACGGTCCGCGACGGAAACCGCCCGCGCCCGTCTCGACCGGTTCGCCCCCGACACTATCGGAGGGTCCCGACAGACCGCCCGCCCCGGAGAACAGCCCGGGACGAACGTTCAGGAACAGAACGTAAGTGTCTCCGTGGACGGGTCGAACGGGGATTTCTCGAATATGTCGAGGTCCGAGAGGAAAGAACTCGCCCGTATGATAGGGGAGGAGGTCGGGTCCAACACAGGCGACTTAGCGGGAGGTAAGTAATACGTATGACACAGATAGGTTCAGTCCAACTTACGCGGAACGACGGGACGGAGACGTTCGACTTTAAGGCTACCTCCGTCGAGTATTCAGCCTCGAACGGGGTCGTAACGTCCAGCGTTATCTCCGCCCTCCGGGAGGTCATAGGCGGGAAACTCGTTATAGAGAACGAGACTATCGTAGTGAAAGCGGACGTGAAAAATATGGACTCCGACCAATTCCCGAACTCCGGGACCTACTCGGACGAGGACTTAGGTTTCGAGTCGGAACTCCGTCGCGCACACAAAGAGTGGGGGTTCGACACTACGGACGGGTTCGACCTCCTAACGTGGGGTCCGCGTCCGGACTTTCAGGGAGTCTTTACGGACATTACCGTAACGGAGGACACACAGGACGCGGAAATGGGCGCGGGATCCTACAGCGTCGAGCTCGAGTGGACCTACCTCGACGCGTTCATTAGTTAGACCTATGGCTTTCACAGTTACAGTAGGCGGGACGACCGTGGACGGGCTTTTCGAGGTGAACTACTCCGGGGCGGACACGGATAAACTCGGAACCGCGGAGGTTCAGGTAAAGAACTCCGCCTCTAATCGGGCGTTCGAGTTCGGGGACGAGGTGATAATCCAGCGGGACGGGGAGACTGTGTGGACCGGCTACCTCGAAAAGAAACCGCCCACGGGGTCCCGGAACCTGAAACTGAACCTCACCGCCCGGGATAAGCGGGAGGAACTACAATTCGTGGAGGTTCACCGTCCGTGGTATAACCGCGACTCCGGAGAGGTCGTGGAGGAAATGGTGAACACACAGGTCCAGCCCCGGAGTCCGGTCGTCGTCCACACAGGCGACGACCTCGACGGGTGGAGTTCGGACGTTCCCGTGTTCGAGTTAGCGGACCTCCCCTCCGTCGAGTTTAACGAGTATGGGTCCGACCTCCTCTTTCTCTACTGGGGAGAGGGAGAGTCCGGGACGTTCTCCGTTACCTACGACGACGTTCCGTTTTCCGCTGTGGACGACGCGGAGATCCTGTGGTTCGAGACGCGCTACGCGTTCAATAACGAGGGCGGGTTCTTTTCCGCGGAGGTCGAACTAACGGACGACTCCGGGACCTCTATGGTATGGGATCTCCCCGTCCCGGACGGAGTGGAGTTCACGAAACAGCGTCTCCCGCTAGAGGAGGCGACGACGGACGGGGCGGAACTCTCCGGATCCCTCGAACTCGAATATCGGATTAGTCTCTCCGGGAGTCTCCCGGAGGCGCGGGCGGGAGTGATAGACTACGCCCGGACCCGACCGTTCGGAACGCGGTCGGGGGACACGGGACTGTCCACGGTGGACGTTCAGGACTCCGGTCGAGAGATAACGAGGCGGTTCGACGCCTCCGTTTTCGAGGCTATCGCACAGTTAGCCGTAGAGGACGGGGCTACGTCGTTCGTGGACGAGGACGACCACTTACACTATGAACCGGACGGGGACACGGACGCCCCGGAGAGTATATCCTACTCCTCTACGCGGGTCGTGGACATAGAACCGAACCGGGACGCGACGGACATAACGAATAAGGTCGTCGTTCAGGGGGCGGGAGATCTACAGGTCCCGCTAAAGTCCTCCGCCTCTATCTCGTTCTACGGCGTCTCCGCCCGGGAACGCCCTCTCGTAAACAAAGAGATCCAGAACGAGGGCGAACTCCGGGACTACGGAGAGGGCTACCTTTCGGAGGAGGCGTGGGAGGACACGGACGTTACGTTTACCGTCGCGGATCCGGCGTTTAAGAACGTCCGAGTGGGACAGTCCCTCTTTGTGGACTGGCCCCCGGAGGATCTGAACGGCTACTTTACCGTCTCCGAGGTAAGGACTGATACCGCTGGACGAGTAGAGGTAGGCGTAACGGGGTCGTCCGCCTAATGTCCAGTCTCACACAGAAAGAGAAACTACGCGCCCTCGGAGTGAAAGCCCCCACCGTCCAGAATAACCCCTACCTCTCGACGTTCGACGCTATTCGAGAGGAGAAAGACTACTCCACGTTTACGTCCGACGTGAACGGACAGGCGTCCTTTGCGGAGTTCGAGACATACCTAACCGACACTATCGGCGTGGGGTCGGAGTCCGCGTCCCGGTTCCGACAGCGTATGGAACAGAAATACGAGACGTTCGGGGACTTTGGGACCGCCCTCTCCGGGTTCTCGTCCTACGACGAGTGGATAAACTCGTTCAGTTGGGGGACGACCATAGCCGGGGACGAGACGGACGGAGAACAGATCTCCGCCGGGATCCGTATTCACGGAGAGGACGGACTCTCCTACGACGGAGTGGGAGTTCCGAAAGGGACCTTAGAAGTGTTCGGCCCGCGGGTCGAGTTATCACAGACACCTCCTCCGATAGACGCCTCCTCGTCGTTCTCGACCGCGAACCTACAGGTAAGCGAAACCCTCCCGTCGCCCTACGAGACTATCACTATCTCCGCGGACATTACGAACGACTCCGGCTACGGGCTGGACCATACCGCGAAACTCACGGAGGACGGACAGGTAGTGAAAAGTAAAACCGTCTCGTTTGCGGCGGGAGAGACGAAAACCGTCGAGTTCACGCGCAGATATACCGACTACGTGAGTGTGGACGTGAAAGTGAACGAGGCGGGTCCGACCACGGTTACGGTTATCCCGCAGGGACTACAGGTATTCTAATATGGTGGACTCCGCGGACCGCTACATAGCCGAGAACAGGCGGGACATACGCCGGACGGAGGCGAACTTTATAGAAGCCCCGGAGTCCGGATCTATCTCCCTCACGTTCGGGCGGAACGTAGTCGAGGTCGAGGTAACGGGAGAGGTCTACAAACGAGATCTGAACGACTCCCTGATAGTCGGACACCCGAACGGATCCGACCACGGGATAGGGACCGGGGCGGTCGGGGACCAAAGGGGAGACTGGACCCTCGTCGCCTCGGACGAGGACTCCGGCGAACTCGTCCGCGACGGTCGAGGCGCTATCCGCGACGCGCTGGACGGACAGGAGGGCGGCGTCCGAGAGGTCGGAGTCGGGACCGGAACCTCCGGGGCGAACTCCGGGGACCGGACCCTCGTCTCCCTCTCCTCGAAAACGAACGGGGCGACAGATAAGCCCGCCCCGAAAGCGGCGGGCGCTATGGGCGTGTTCCGGTTTCACGAACACGAAAACGAGGCGACGGAGTTCGGCGTCTACGACGTAGACGGATCCCTGATAGCCCGCCTCACGTTCTCCGGCGTGAACCCGACCCCGGAGGAGGAGGTCCGCGTCCTCGTCTCCCTCACCGTCTCCGGAGAGGGCGTAGGCGACTCCGTGTTTACGGACGACGGAGAGATAGCGATAGCGGACGCGCTGAACCTCCCGAAACAGGTCGTCGGACTGAACGAGATAGCGTTCGGAACCGGGTCTACGGAGTTCAGTAAGTCGGACACAGGACTCACGTCCGAGATTATCAGTAAGACCGTTATCCGGGACCTCGAATTAGAGGCTATCCGCGCCCGGACGAAACTCTACGAGAGTGAACCCGCCTCACAGCCCGTAGATCTCTCGGAAATGGCTGTATTTGATAACTCCTCGACGCCCCGTATGCTGTGGGCGACGACGTTCAGCCCGGAGGAGAAAGTAGACGGCGTTCCCCTCACGGGGACGGTCGGGTTCAGGATAGAGTAGTCGCGTAGGGAACTTTTTAGCGGGTTCCCCGGTAGGTTCCTCCTAATGACTACAGCGGACAGGTTCGACGCAGACACCGGGGACCCCGTTTTCCACACTACCTTTCAGGCGTTCGCGGAGGGGCTGGACGGGAACGGGATCCTCGACGCCGGGGATCTCGCGGTTACAGCGGGGACGAACACGAACGCCCTCGACGTAGCCGCGACGACCCGCGGGCTGTGGTATGGAGGGACGCTTCACTCCTACGCCGGGGCGACGAACGTCCTCTCCCTCTCCTCGAACACGTCCGGGAGTCCACGGTGGGATCTCGTCTACTTTGACACGGGGACCTCCTCTCCGGGGAAACGAGAGGGGACGCCCGCGACGAAACCCGACCTCCCGGAACTACAGTCCGGAGAGTTCCCTCTCGCGGCGGTCTACCTCCCGGACGGAACGACGGACGTAACCGACTCCGACATACGCGACTACCGCGTTCACGGAACCGCGGCGGAGGAGACGTGGTTCGAGGACTCCCCCGGAGAGTTCTCGTCCTCGACCGTCGAGGGGGCGCTAACGGAGGTTATCCGGGAGGCGGGGGATCCGCTGAACGGACCGCTGGACCTCTCCGGGTTCTCCGGGTCCGCGGTCCTCGACCTCGGAACGAACCCCGGGACGTTCGGGGCGGTCGTGGACGCTGTGGTAGACGGGAACGACGCCGCGGGAACGGAGGAGTCGTTCCTGTTCGCGGTGGACTCCACGACAGTCCTAAAGATCTACGCGGAGTCCGACGGGTCGGGCGGCGTTCAGAACCTCCGGGCGGAGGTTCCACAGGGACTCCGGACCGCGGACGACGTAACGGACGACCGCGGGAACACTCTCTACTCCTACTCGTCTAACGAGTTCACACAGGCGCGTCTCGGAGGTCCAGCGTCCTCTCTCACGTCCTACCCGCTACCGATAGGGGACCTCGACTCTCCCTACGCCCTCCCGTCCATTACGGATATGGACGTGGACTCTACGGACCTCACGGACTCCACGGGTCCGGGAACTCTCTACGACGCGTCCGCGGGTGAGTTCCTACGCGGCGTCCTCGACCAAAACAGGAACACGTCCTCCGTCTCCTCGAACACGACTACCTCCGACGAGGAGATCCTGTTCGTAGACACGTCCGGCGGGGCGGTTACTATCACTCTCGCCTCCGCGGACGCGGTGGACGGGAACCACATTATCGTAGTGGACTCCGGCGGTTCCGCGGACTCTAACCCTCTTACCATAGACACGGAGGGGTCCGAAACGATAGACGGAGTTTCCTCCGTTACCGTGGAAACCGCCTACGGCGCACAGGTCCTTTCCTCGGACGGGACCAATTGGTTCACCGCGGGCGGCGGATCCGGAGGCGGCTACGACCAAACGGTAGACTTTGACCACTCCGGGAGTAAGACCTCCCTCTCGACCGGGAATCAGGCGTTAGTCGGAGTCGCGGAGGTGGACGCCTCCGAGACGTTAGAGATCTACAAAGCCCAATTGATGAAACCCGACGGAACCGCCTCCTCCACCTCCGTAGACCTCGAACTCGTTACGCTGGATAACGCCGGGTCGTTCACGTCGAGGAGTGTCCTAATCGCCGGGGACGGTTCGACCGTCTACGACGACCAAACAGGTAGCCCTCTCGGATCCTACAGCCCGGGATCTACCACGACCGTAGCGGTCCTCGTAGATAATCAGTCCGGGTCCGCGGAGGGCGTCTACGCGGAGGCGAAAGGGGAGGTCGTCTAAATGACTATCGTGGGACTGGACTCTCTCCCGGAGGTCACACTCTCGGAG